TTATTTGATCCGCGCCAACTCTGTTTTTGCTTCCCCGCGCCGCTTATCAATAAAGTCCGCTAAATCGTTAACGTGCACCATTCTGGGAGCCTTTTGTGAGTCACCGATACGGAAGGTGGGAACCGGCAGATCACCAGCGCCAGCTTTCTTATCTGCTGTTGCAGGCTTCATACCGAAATACCGCTCAGCAATATCGGACAGCGGGATCGTTGATGTTTCAAACTCAGCCATTAACAAAAATGTTGTATTCATACATACCCCACACTGTTTATTTAAAGGCCCGCCGCACACAGGCCGTGACTAAAATTATTCTGCTGCTGGTGGATCACACTGAACCGGCTCAGCGATAACGCCATGACGGTTTAACACACCAATAATTAATTCCCTCTTACAGCCGATCGCTGGCACGTCACGCAATTCATTTACCAGCATTGAGAAAATATGGCGTGGTATTTCTGCTGGTTTGGCTGCTGTGAATAGCTCTGTAAAATCATCAACACCCATTTCATTGGATTTCTCGGCTCTGTCTTTGTCCAGGGTAACCACATTTTGGGCGCAAAATCTCCATCGCCACGCAACAGGCGGCAACGCTTTCAACTCTGCAAGTTGCTCACGCAGTGATAGCAGTTCCTCTAATGCCTCCGCATCATTGAGTGCCACCTGACCATGTTCAACTGACGACCATTTCATTTCACTGGCTATGTTCCTAATTTCTGCAATCCGCTTTTCCAGCTGCTCTTTACTCAGCATCTGCATTACCCTCGATCTTGAAACCGGTAGGACGAATGGCAGTGGTGTCTACTGCCATCTTGTAGATGGCTTTAATGGTTGACCATCCAATTACTGTCCTTACCGTTTGAACCCCCAAGTCATTACAGCGCTCACACGAATAATGTTCGTCATAGTTGCCGCCACACTTCTCACATGTAATATCTGTCTCTGTGAAGAATTCACCGCTTAAAGCGCCTTTCGCTCCGTTTCCTGCTGTCAGTGATTCTGGCATGATGCAATACCCTTCAGGCACAAGTAGCTTCTCGTTTGCCGCTGATAACGCTGCTTCTGCTTTCTCAATTCTATCTATCAGAGTGATAATTGATGATGCTGGGATGAACGCATGCCGTAGGGGGGAGATAGCTATCATTTCTTCGCAGTGCTCTCTTAGCTCTTCGATGTTATTCATCAGTTGTTACCCCTCATGGTGCGAATTGCAAAGCCCATAACTTCTGGCTCATTTCTGGTGATTTTTAATGCTTTCCCGAATTCTGGGATAAACCTGTTATCGAAACTATTCAAAATAGTAGTGCAGCAGCCAACATTTCTTTCTTCGCAGTTTTCAAATGCGAATGAGCAAATCATTGGCATCTGATTTTCATTGCAAATATCGATAATTTGCCTCATCAGTGGGCTGATTCTTTCGTCATAAACGGATTCTAAATCGTATATTTCAGGCATTCTGTTCACTCCTCAGGCTGGCGGCGAAACTCAATGCTTCTTTACTAGCCACAGCCCAATGCCGCTCGGCCTCGTAATCACCATCACTGTCATCTGCCCACGATTTAAATGCTTCCGCCAATTCATCAACACCCTGAGCCTTTATTTCGTTAAGCGCCTTATCCGTCGCGATAAATGGGTTTTCGGCATTAACATCACGAGAAACGTGCATGTTTATTTCGGATACATAATCAAGAGGGATGCTGGCACACATGCAATCTTCACCCTCATCAACAAACTCAGAATGATTTTCGCTAATATCGGTGAGTAGCTTTAGCATTACTGCATTTTCGCCAATCAATTGCTGCACTCTCGCTATCGTGTCACCCGCAACAGCGCCGGTAATACCCAAAGCCTCAGCAATCAGTGAGCAGGTATTGAGTGCAGCATTGCGCTGATCCTCAATGTTAGCGATTTTGCGAATAAGGTACTCGGCCACACTCTCGTTAACGAACATGTCACCGGCAACGCATTTACCAGTAATCAGCCCATGCATTTCAATTACGTTCATCACTGTTTCCTCGCATAGAGAACGCCATCCACCGGAAGGCATTCATATTCAGGTGGTAGACCTTGTTGCTGGATGTCGGCTATACAGTTCTTATCATCCGGATAGACGTAGCCTTGCGGCTCGTATTGGCACGGCTGGAATGTGTAGCAGACGAGTAAAAACAGGCCGTACATCATGATGCTATGGCCCCGGTTAGCTCATTGAAGCGAGCCAAGAAAATAACGCGGGCATGACCAGGCGACATGGGGCAGATGGCAATATCGGCTGGTGTAATTCCTGCCAGCATCGGCCAGACTTCGCCATCATCTATATCCAGTTCTACGCGTTCGGTAGCCAGCATCACTAGATCGAAGTGGTGAACCTCTGGTGATATTTCTACTGGTAAACCAAATTTATTCCGGATAACCAAATCAATACTGTGCTCAATGCTTTTGTAGTCGGGAAGTAAGCGCTTCAAAGGGGAGGGGATATCTTTGCAGTATGCTTCTGTTGCATCGTGCAGCAGCGCCTCCAGCGCATGTTCAGGGCTAACGAGCTGGCTCACCAGCCATGAGTGCTGGGCAACAGAATAAAAATAAGGGATATGGCCAGCGAACCGGCATTCATTGGAAAGGCCTTGGGCTATATCGTTAATGCTGATACTGCTTTCTTTTGGATCTGCATAATCAAAATGCAGCAAATCTGGATACGTTTTTATGCATGACATTTAAATTAACTCCACGGTTTATGCTTTCTTCTTTTTGGCGGTTTTTATCGGCTTAGCTTTTTCACCGCTCATCTTTGCGTAATTGAGAGCTACCTTTAGGCAATCGTCGTAAATGCCACGACTGCGGGTAGTTGGCTGAGAGGCGCGGCGATATAGGTCAACCGCTTCATTTGCCCCCCCCCCTGAGCCACCGGTAAGGAATAGCCCTCATCCATAAGCTGCTGTGTAATGTTCTTGCTGATAAATTGAATCGGATTCATGAAATAACCCTCAGCCTGAATTTAGGTAACAGTTACCCAATCACCCAATTAATTGGCGACTTATAATTCATTGATTAACTATTCTTTCTCGACAGATTTATAACTTAATAAAATACACAGCCGGTTAATAACATCAGTCAAGAAAATAGTAAGCACTGCTGCTTCATGTCTCCAACGATAGGGAATATCATCCTCATCATCGTATTCAACATCATCACGAGTATTAATGCGTTTGAAATGGAAGTTTTCAGTTAATAGAAATGAAAGGTCACCAGTACATAAACACATTTGGTCAACAATAAATCCATCATTTAAATTATCAGCGAGTTCAGATTTTATTGTGTCAATTTCTGCGGCATATTTAATAACTTCGTTTTGCTCACTCTTACGTGATAACTGAACAAAGTCACCAATATATAAACCGTCAAAAGCATCTTTATCGTCGCTAGTAAATCTTTTCAATCGAGTGGTGAGGCCGTGTTTGATATCACTAATGTGAATAGTTTCAGTCTTGATGGAGCCTACCGCCTTGACTAGGTAGGAAACAAACAAGGAGGCGAAAGGCTTACTACCGGTCGCAACAATTAAAAATGCGTGTTCGATATTATAATAGGCATTAATGATTGTAGTTTTAACAAAGGCTTTTTTGCACAATTCAGAGATAACGATATCTTTGACGGCATTTCGCTCTACTCTTTTAAGTTTTTTACCTGTTTGTGATTCAATAACAGCAGCACGTTCGTTTACTTCTTTATTGATAACATGAGATGGCATTATCTTTTCATCAATGCGTAGTGAAACAGATAGCCCACCATTAAACGGCGTGACTAATTCACCCGTAACAATATTTTGAACGAAACCAACACAGCTCTTTTCATTCTCGGAAATGGCAGTAAATAGAACTTCATTTAAGTGACCTGAAAGTAATTCAGCTTCAGGCAGAGTTGCCTTAAAAATAATTGCATTTTTTAACTGGGCTTGTTTCACGTTAATTACTCCACATAAGTTTATTAGCAATTATCACCGCACCGATAATTGTTATTTAGTTACTCCACACACAGAGAAGCACTCCGATCCGGGGGCTTTATACTGTACGGGTTTAAAGGGATAACCCGCCCGGAGCACTTCTCTGTGTGAAAAGGGCGGCTGGCCTAATCTGGTGTTGGCAGGCGCAGCCGCTAAAGACACAGCACAGCAATGGATTAAATCTGTGCCTGGTTACTTCTCCACCTCAGGCGGCGGTGGTATCTTGGGAGTTCTCACACAACCAAGAAAGGACGTGATATGAGCAGCTATTCAATTCTGTGGCATGAAATTTCTACTGATGTATGCAAGAAGCTAAATGTCTCCGATACATCTTTTTCCCATGAAGCCTACCGAGATAAAATTGAAGTTCGCAATGCCAGAGCAAACGCCTATTTGATCCTCATTCTTGAGTTAATACTGCAAGAGCATCGCGATAAGTATTCAGTTCCATCTGTAAGCCTTTCTGGTGCAGCTGCCCTACATCATAAAATCTTCTTAAAAACAAAATGGTTACCGCAAACAATCAGAGATCTCAGTTATGAGGACTGTTTACTTGTTTTGCTGGAAGATCTTCATCCTGAAAACCTTTCAACTGAATCCCAAAATTATTTAAAAATTCTCGAAATTCAGAAATTTGCTTTTGCGCCAGACAAATCTCTGTTGGAAGAGTGGACTCCTGAGAAGTACGCACACCATACAAGCCGCCTTTATCAAGACAACTAATAACATCTCTACCTAAAAAGGCTGCTGATACTAAATCACTTTCCATAGCAGCCTTTTTACGGACAAAAGCTTTAACCACATTGAACCGATGCTCTAACCAAGCTAAGAGTTCCTCGGCATTTAAGTCACCTGCGTAAATGTACGGTTCGCGCTCTGCACTCATGCTTATTACTCCACACTGTTAACCCTACTAAGCGAATCATCCGGTGTTTCGTATGCCACCGGCAGCTACTACGTGGGCGTCCTGCCTGTTCGCTGTTGATTAGTGCCGGGATTTTTAACCACGCCCGGCGCGTGGTATCTTGGTGGTACTTAATCAACCAAGAAGGACTGCAACATGAACGAACTAAAACTAGACTTCAGTACTGATATTTCCGGCAAAGGTTTGGGTGCTGAGCTTAGGGCTTTAAAACTTGCCGTTTGCCTATTGGCTGCAAAAATTCCCAGTGACCATAAACCCGAAAGTGTTGTCGAATCACTGCGTGGAACTAAAGACGATCACGCGATGGCACTTGCTAATCTTATTGAGAAGCTCCTGAACGAGGCGCATTCTCAAATCGAACCGTTAGCAGTCCCGGTAAAATTTCCCGATCACCAAGATTAACAATTTCGGACTTTGCGGCGGTGTTCTTATTCGCCTTATCAGCAATTATTTTCACAGATAAGGCTATGCAATCAGAGCATATAGCCGCGAACTTACTCGCCACCAGAAAAGTGAGTTCTTCACTAGGCTTTTCGCAGAAAGAGCAGAAGACCTTCGCATTACCTTTGCTATCTACGTTATTAATGCTCATCACTCCCTCCGGTTGTCTTGCTCGCTGTTGATGGATTCAGTATTAGTAAACTTACATTTAAAGTCAAGAATAAAAGTTAAGTTAACTTACTTTTAAGGCTGAGGCATAAAAAAGCCCGCGCATAGCGGGCCTCTTTAAGAAGATATAAGTGATTATGGCAGGTCGATGATTATCTGCTTTACTACACCAATCAGTTTACAGGTGTCATCTACTTCAATAGGCTTGAATTGAGGGTTTAACGGCATTAAATATTTATTAGGGCCATCAATTACAAATTTCTTAATTGTCGCTTCATGATTTCCATTCGTCTGAGCTATAACGATTTTTTCATTAACATCTTCAATAAATCCGTATTCTGGATCGACTATCACAATAGCCCCTTCAGGGATGCTTAGTGAGCCTGATGCTGTCATTGAATCGCCTTTAACTCTTAAGGCAAATGCAAAATCAGAAATTTTTGCTGTAGTTTCAACCCATTCAGATCTAGCACCAGTCGAGCTAAGTGCTTCAGTCCAGGCACCGGCCTGTACCCATGAAATAACGGGGACAACTTTTGATTTACTGGCCATGGCCTTTATCGAAGGTTCTAATTCTCCCTTTCCAGATAAAAGCCACTCTGGTGAACATTCAAGCAATGAAGCGAGTTTCAGCAGGCTATCGCTAGATAGGCCGGTAGCATCACTTTCCCATTGAGTTACGGCAGACGCAGAAATGCCTACATATTCAGCGATATCTTTTTGGGTCAGCTTCAACTGCCGCCGCCTGAATTTGATTCTTCCGCCAACTGTATTCATAGCATCCACCACATATAAAAGACGTAAGTAATCTTACATTCAGTTGACGTAAGTAGTCTGTGAATATACGATGTAAGTATGCTTACTTTTATGGAGGTAACTATGCATAAAACTGACGTTCTTGAATTCTTCAAGGGCACATCGAAAACCGCTATAGCTCTTGGTGTTTCGCATAGCGCTGTTTGCCAATGGGGTCACATCATTCCAGAAAAGCAGGCTTTAAAAGCTGAAAAGATTACGGAGGGGAAATTGAAGTATGACCCATCCGACTACCAGAAGCCTACGGCACCCGCCGCTTAAGTTAAACCACCAAAGAGAGAGAAACATTGTGGATAACAAAGACTTTCCAACTCAGCCGGATATTAGCGACGCAATACACCAACTGATAACTCAGACGCCGGGCAAGTATGACGCGATGGCTAAACAGTTATGCCCACTATCCGGTACCGAGAATGCATTGCGTAACCGCGTTCGCCAGTTGGCGGGGCAGGTCGTACCGTTGGGCATGGCGATAGAGATGGAATCAATCTCTGGCCGTTCCGATATCACAGAGGCGATGTGTAAGCGTGCTGGTGGTGTGTTCGTGAAACTGCCGGAAGTGAATGACATTGGCAATGATGAGCTGCTTATCAAATTTAACGATCTGCTGGTGGCTTTGGGTGATTTTGGTCGTGCGCACAATGAGTTTACGGCTGATGGCGTTTTAGATCGTGATGAGACTAAACGGCTGAAAGCTAAGGGGTATAAAGCGCAGTCAATTATTGCAGAGATTATCGCGATATCGGTGATGTTATGGGGTGACGCCCCAGTGTGCGGCACTGAGGCGTCGGGTGCATTAACTAAACGTGTGGAGTAATTAACGCATGAACATTGTAGCGGCTAAACGTTCTATTCCGCAACTGCGTTGCGTTTGTGTCAGCCCGTTCCGGTATGAACGAATGATAAGGGGCCAGTGGAAACCGTGCAACCACAGCAGGGCGCATGGAATTGTGGGTGTGGTCTGCCGTAAGTGGGGGCGCGTATGACAAATCCCGGCTCAACTACTACCAACCCAATCCAATTACTCGATCGTTATTACAACGATAAGCGCGGCGTTCGTGTTCACGTTATTGGCTACGACAACGCAACGGGGCAAGTCATTTTTCGTCGTGATGACTATGAGCATGACTGTTCAATACCCATCCGGCGTTTCAGGAAAGAATATAAGGCGGTTGTATGAGCGTAAAGCTATCCAGTTATGTATGGGACGGCTGTGCGGCTGCTGGTATGAAGATATCAAAGGTGGCGATTATGGCCCGTCTTGCTGATTTCTCTAATGATGAGGGTGTGTGCTGGCCGTCCGTAACGACGATTGCCCGGCAGATAGGGGCAGGTGAGAGCACCGTTCGTACTGCGCTGGCTGAACTGGAAACTGATGGCTGGTTAAGCAAGAAAGCCCGCCGCGCCGGTAATCGCAATGCCAGTAATGTTTATCAGCTGAATGTCGTCAAACTTAAGGCGGCTGCTCATGCGTCAGAATCTGACACCTCAAAACCTGACGGGTCAAAATCTGATGGCTCAAAATTCGACGGGTCAGAATCTGGCAGAAATGGCACTTTTGACCCGCCAGAATCTGGGGGCGATCCGTCAGTAAAATCAACACCAGATCCATCAAGTATAAAACCTACTTGTCAGCCGCCAATGGCGACCGACCCTGAAGTCGAAATTACTGATCAGGCCAAGGAAGTTCTAAAACACTTGAACTTGACCACCGGCTCTCGGTACCAGACCAGCAAATCATCGCTGGAGAACATCCGCGCCCGGCTGAAAGAGCAGTTCACTGTTGCAGAGCTGAAACTCACGGTTGATTACCTCCACGCTAAGTGGGCCACCGATCTGGATATGGCTGAATACCTGCGCCCGACAACACTTTTCCAACCAACCAAATTCCCTGGCTATCTCGAAGGGGCTAACCGTTGGCATGGGGCAGGGCGTCCAACACGCAAAGACGGTAAGTGGGTGAAAGCCAACGGCGAGTTACTGACCGGTGATACGACTGAGCGTGATAAAGCCTACAAGCGTTTTATTGGTAGTGGTCTGCCTGTCCGTAATCCTAGCAATCTCGAAACTCTGGTTATCAAAAAAGCCAGTAATGCTGGCGTCCGTGGGGCTAAAGGGGATTTTGGCGTAATTAAATGGAATGCCATCTGGAAAGAATGCAGCCAGCGCTTGAGCGGGGAGAAAGCAGCATGACCTATCAAATCATTTATGCCGATCCACCGTGGACCTATCGTGACAAAGCGAATAGCGGTAAGCGTGGTGTCGATTTCAAGTACGAGACTATGATCCTTGCTGATATTTGCCGCCTGCCGATTTGGGAGCTGGCGGGTGATAGTTGTTTGTTGGCTATGTGGTGGGTACCGACTCAACCACTGGAGGCGTTAAAAGTTGTTGAGGCTTGGGGATTCAGGCTGATGACTATGAAGGGCTTTACCTGGCACAAGACCAACAAATTAAAAGGGAACAGTGCGATCGGCATGGGCCACATGACCCGCGCCAATAGCGAGGATGTGTTGTTTGCCGTGAAGGGCCGGTTACCTGAACGCCTGAATGCCGCTATCTGCCAGCACCAGACGGCCCCGCGTGGTGAGCACAGCGCCAAACCTGATATTTTCCGTGATCTGCTGGTTCAGTTGCTGGGTGATGTTCCCCGCATTGAGCTGTTTGCCAGAACACAGGCCGAGGGCTGGGATAGTTGGGGTAATGAGTGCATCAATAGTCTGGAATTAACCCCTGCCACTATTCTGGCTGCACCACAAAGTCAGCTGCAAAATATTCCTGAAATTATTCCGGTACCGGAAAGTGGGGTAACCGCTTGAAACTAATCCTGCCATTCCCACCATCGGTAAATAGCTACTGGCGCGCCCCGAGTAAGGGGCCGTTAGCTGGTCGCCATCTTATCAGCGTTAAAGGGCGTCAGTTTCGGTCTGAGGCTTTGGCCTGCATTCTGGAGCAGTTGCGGCGGGTGCCGAAAGCAATCACTGATCCGGTTGCCGTCGCTATCGTTTTCTACCCCCCCAATCTGGTTCGGCGGGATCTGGATAATTTCCTGAAAGCGCCCTTGGATGCCCTGACTCATGCGGGTGTTTGGGGTGATGATAGCCAGGTAAAAAAGATGGCGCTTGAATGGGGTCCAATCATCAAGGGAGGGAAGATAGAGATAGTTATCAGTGAGGTGAATAAAAATGTTCCTCGTTGATATTGTATTGATGTACAGTGTTTGTGCAGTTATTCACCTCTCCAGTTGTGCGGACATTGGATTGGAGAGGCTGGTTAAAACTAATGTGTGGGGTGAATTATGAATCAGTTACTCGTAATTGAGGGTGTTTCCGTTCGTCTCGATAATTCTGGTCGTTACTGCCTGAATGACTTACATCGTGCTGCTGGCAGCGAAGAGCGTCATAAACCCAAATATTGGTATGCCATTCAACAAACCCAAGAGCTTGTACGAGAATTGACCGAGGGGGGTATTCCACCTCTGGAACAAAATCAACCGGTTAGCGTTATACGGGGCGGTAACCAACAAGGGACTTACGTTTGTAAAGAGTTGGTGTACTCATATGCCATGTGGATCAGTGCATCATTTAGTCTGAAAGTCATCCGAACGTTCGATCACGTAGTCAGCCAGCCGACCACTGCTGTAAACCCGTCAGCGGATAAAATGCAGGCCGGTGTCATTTTGTTAGAGTTCATGCGTAAAGAACTCAACCTATCTAATTCCTCTGTTCTTGGTGCCTGCCAAAAGCTACAGCAGGCAATCGGATTACCCAATCTGGCCCCACAATATGCCATTGATGCCCCTACTGATGCTGTTGATGGCTCAAGCCGTCCAACCATGGCACTGAGTACGGTACTCAAATCTCGGTCAATTCCCATTAGGGCAACAGTGGCATTTGGTCGCCTGGCCGAACTGGGTATTGTTGAACGCCGATCCCGTCCGAGCACATCACCCAAGGCCAAAGGAGGGATTAAATACTTTTGGTCAGTGACATCAAAAGGGCTGCTTTATGGCAATAATATCATCAGTCCGGGTAATCCACGTGAGACGCAACCACATTTTTATGAATCGAAAGTGGCTGAACTCATTAAATTAATGATGACGGCTAAAGCAGCATGAGGGCGCTATTAACCCCGTTTATTCAGCGTGAGCTGGGCGTGGTGATATTGAAGCCAGGTGCAGATTTATTGCCGTATATGTCAGGCCGCTTGCTGGTGGCCACAGAGCCAGAGGAGTTTAAATCTCTGCCCGCTGGCCTATTGCCGGTTACTGAGCAGCTTTTAGCTAATGATCCGCGCCTGTTGTCATTCTTTGAGCATGAAAGGGTGCTTAATGTGCTGGTGGGCCTCGAGTGCTGGAGTCTTGGGTTGAACGGCTGAAAGGCTGTCAATGGCATGATCCGGATGATTCCCACGTTCAACATCTCACAACATTACGTTATGGCCAGTGCGCCATTCGTTTGTGCTGGCATCACGATAATAAGCTGAGAGAGCAAACCCATCTCCGTTTAAATCAACTGGCCACCAGCAATCTGATTACCTGGCTGATATCGGTAATGTGCGGCTATTTTCGGCTTCCGGAAGGCCACCAGCTCACTATGCCGGAATTGTGCTACTGGGCTGTGATGAATGAAGTTTATGACTTATTACCGGATTCAATTGCTCGGGCCAGCCTGCGGATGCTGCCGGAGGTGGTTAAGTCCGGCCCGACTAAAGAGAGTGATATCACCTGGGCACCTAGTCCGACACAAGTCATTGAAACCAAGGTAGAGCAGGTTAAGAGGGTGCTGGCGCTGAAAATTGATGATGAACCACCAGTCAGTTTTATGCGTATTCCAAAGCGGCAGCGCTGGGAGAACAAGAAGTGGCTCAAATGGGTTAAATCCCAGCAATGCTGTGGGTGTGGTAGTTCTGCTGACGACCCTCATCACATTATCGGTTACGGTCAGGGTGGCATGGGTACCAAGGCCCACGACCTATTCACCATTCCTCTATGCCGTGTCTGTCATGACGCATTGCATGCTGATATGCATACGTGGGAAGCAGAGCATGGAAGCCAAATTGAGTTGTGGTTTCATTTTATGGACCGGTCTATAGGTATTGGGGCAATTCTTTGATATACAATGTAAACTTATCATATTAGGAGAATATATATGAAAGATATACTAACGTTTATTGTTGAACTAATGAAAGCTGTTGCTTGGCCTTTAGTGACTCTTCTTTTGCTATGGCATAGTAGAGTATCATTTTCACTATTAATTCAAAAAATAAAAAAAGCGAAATTTATGGGGGGGGAAGCTGATTTCAATACTGATATTCAGTCATTAGAAAATGGCCCCCCTATTCTAGGTTCGGAAGGTATTGTAAAACCGGACGATAAAGGAATTCATAATTCCAAATATATAATTACTTATGATAATTTTGGTGTTGTTGCAAATAGAGAAGAGATTGCCACTAAGTTAGTTGATGGGATGAGTGATGCTGAGAAAATAAAATCCCTAACAAATCTAGTAGCTGTTGAGAATATGAAATCCTCATACTCTTGGATTTATATATTCATTTATGGTAGCCAGATTGCCTTTCTGGACTATTTAAATCGCCAATATACATACACGGGTATTTATCACGGTGCAGCGAAATCTTATTATGAAGCTTATGTTGAAAAAATTCCGGAAATGAAGGCAGTATCAAATTTTGATGGTTGGATTGGTTTTTTATTAACTCAAGGATTGATTATTGATGATAGCGGGCTTTACAAAATAAGCGATTATGGTAAGGGCTTCTTGGTCTATATGACAGTAAGTAATTTGTCTTCAATGAAGATAATGTAA